TAACACTGTTTTGAAATGTTAAACTATCACCAGCTTCACCAATAGTTAAATTAGTTCCTGATTGCGGTGCAATAGTATCTACTTCTATTTTACTCATTATATAATTACCAAATTACCTGTTACTGTTACAGTTCCTGATACGGTTACTGGTCCTGCTAAAACTCCTGAGTCCATTGTTTGAACATCAGAAATTGTAGAAGAGTGTGTTGTAATATAAGTTGTAGCTGTCATACTTGCAGACGGAGCTCGTTTTGCCGGATAAGTACAAAACACAGTTTTAGTCCCTGCTGTAAAATCCACTGCGTTGTCTGAGTTTGAAGAGGAGATAATGGTATCTCTAGAAAGTGTATCAGTAGCTGCATCAGTTACTGTTCCGATACCAACTTCAAATTCAGAAGTTCCATCATGTGAAATACAGTAGAATGTATTATTTGTATCACCAATACCAGCAACAAAAGTTTCAAAACCTGTTTCAGCTGAAGCTGATAGGTTTATTGTTCCTGTGCCAGTAGACGTACTTGTCTGTTTAACTCTGTCGTTAAGTACAAAAGCCATTTATTTAATCCTCTATTACGCGTCGCCTAATCTAATAATAGCATTTGAAGCATCAGCAGTAGGAAACTGAATAACAAAGTCTCCATTAGTTGCTGTTTTATTGCCACCAAAATCTAAAACTAGTACAAGCTCGTTTCCGCCTCCAGTTGATTTGTATATCGCAGCTCCTGCAGCAGTTAACGTTACAGATGCAAAAGTTAAATCCGCAAAATCAACATATGCAGTTGTTGTTCCTGCAATTCCGTTGTTTGTTAGATTGTTTCCACCTGCTGTGTAAGAAGTCCCTGAAGAACTAACTTCACCGTTTCCTGTTCCTGCTAAGTACACTGTTGAAGCTGTACTGTAAGAACTGATACTAGTATACAAAGCACACTTGAAAGTGTTTCCTCCATTTCCAGAAGTGTCAAAATTAAAAGTTCCTTTTAACAAGCCGGACTTGAAAGAATTAGGTACTATGTTTGCCATACTTTATATCTCCTTATTATGGTGATGGTGATTTTATACTGTTACGAATAACACCATCTTGATATTCGTCCCTTCTTCTTCTACCTTCTTGTTCAATAGAATATGAAGCTGCAGCTCTCTTATAAGCCGCTTCGTAGTATTGTAACATATCTACCGGACCTTTCAAGTATCCATATGCTTCAACCAACGAGGCGTATAAAAGTAGGTCTTGATACTTATTAGATAAGTAAGTCCCGGATCCACTTTTTGTAGCATCTGTCAGACTCACAGGCTGTTTCATATAAGCCAAAGTTATCTCATAAGTAGCATTTGGAGTAGGTGCTACTACCCAAAAATTTGCATCCCAGTTAGCATAATACTTTGGTATTCCAGAAGCTGTGCTTGGCGTATCATAAAATGCTGCCATATAACTGGTATCTTTTTTCTCTAAAAATGTTTGTGTGTTTGGAGTTACGTTTGTATCTTTTAATTGTACGTATCTAATATTTCTAAGATCAGATGGAATTGTTACATATCTGTTTCCAACAGCTAAATTAGATGTAGCGTAATGCCTGTTGTCATCTGAATCTATCTCTCTGTAAATTCTATTTTCTGCATTTTGTATAAATCTATTTACAACTGCAGTTGTTAAAACACCACTATCAACTTCTGTGTAGTTTCTAATATCGTCTGTTAAGTTTGTTAAAGTATATGCCATTATGCGTCTAGAGTTACGGGTCCTGCTGTAACTGTCATGCCTCCTGCTTGTTCTGTTATAGTAGGAGTTGATCCTAATGTAAACGTATACTTATCTGTGGTAATAACTGTAATTGTAAAACCAGATCCAGATGTATAAGCTGTTGAAGCTAGTCCTCCTGGTGAACCATCTACATTTCTAAATCTTACTGTGTCATTTGTAGATCTTCCATGATTTATTTCTGTAACAGTTATTGTTGTAGATCCGCTAGTTATTGTAAAAGGATTAGCTCCTAATAATCTTGCAACTGCTGGCTCAACTCTTGCAGGTCTTGCATTACGTAAACCTTGTGGCTCAGCTGTAAATCTTTTTGGTTCTAGTTGTGGATGTTTCTTTTCATACTCTGACATATGAACTCTTGCACCATTCCACTCTACTCTCATTTCTTTATACGGAAACTCCATACCAGATCTATCAGATATAAATTTTGCATACTTACCAGTAGCCATTAGTTAACCTCCGTAAAATAAGATTTAGGTGTTATGTAAGTACTTGATGATGAACCATCTTCTGATAGAGCTCTTTGTAATTCATCTTCATATAATAATTTAAATTCTTGTGTTCTTTGTGGTGCATACTTTTGTGATAAATAAAAAGTTAAACCAGATACCATACAAGGTACAAATCTGTAAGGAACATCAGTTGCATTAGTGTAAGCCCCTGCATCTTGAATTCTTTTTACATAATAATAATTTAAAAATTTTCCTGCCTGTGATGTGCCAGGTGTTTGATATATAGTTATTGTAACTCTATCTATAAATCTTTGTACAAAATATTGTGAGGGTTGACCTGTAGAAGTTTTGTTTGATAAAGCTTGATATGCAGATCTAGCTATTTTAGTTAATGGTGTATCAACATTATTATCTCTATAACTAGCTTCTAATACATCATCAACACCATATACAGCTGTTGCATCAGATGTACCATCAGCTGTAGATCTAAACATTGTGTACACTGCTTGATCAGCAACTAATGTAATATTGTTATTTGCAACTTGCCAATAATGAATTCCACGGTTTTCCCATTCTTGAAACATTATATTAAGAGATCTTCGAGAAGTTTTTAATTGGTATCCAGTAACGTTTTGAATACCCATTCTTTCAAATGACTCTTCTATAATTTCATCAATAGAAAAGTTCTTTTCAAACTTATGTGTTCCAGAGGTTGTGTTTGCCATTTAGCCTCCTACTTATCTATAACAACAGTAACAGTAGCGTTTGTAAGTGTTTGTACTGACATTCCGCCTTCAAACAATATCCCATCTTCAGCTAAATTATAAGAAAAAACATCACCTGCAGGTACATCAACTTGAAATTGATCTACTGCATTTCCATCTCTTAATATAACAGTGCCAGCTGAACCAGTTGAAGCTAAAATAATTCCTCTTAATCTAGTTCTGCCCCCAAATATAGTTCCTGCTGATGTTCTTCTAACTGCTTTTACATCACTTTTCATTATCCAGTGTATCCTATAGTTACGGAATCTGTTGTAGTTAAATCTAAATAGACTCCTGTTTTAAATCTTATGCCAGAACCAGGAATCATTATATCTAACCCTTCAGAACTAAATTTAGCTTGAAACTCTAATGAACCTGTTCCATCTGTTCCATCATGTAATTTTACTAAACAGTTAGTTCCACCATGAGCTTGAATATAAGTAACTCTACACGGACCTAAATTTGTTGCACCACCAGTAATAGTTTTAAATCTACCATCTGCTGTCAGTGTTGTAAATTTTTGATCACTTAAAAATGATCCTCCACCTGCCATAATATTCTCCTTAAATTTATATGGGGCCGAAGCCCCATATTAAATTATTTATTACGCTTCTTTCGCAAATACACCTTGTACATCAACAATCGTCCAGTGTGTTGTTGAGTTTAAAGATGCACATACTACGAAGTCACCAACTTTTGATGTAGATTTTGTATTAATAATATCTTTGTTATCTGTCAAAGATCCAGCATACAAAATACCATCGTTAGCATTTGGGCTAATTGTTAACGCGTTAGTTCCATCAGCTGCTGTATTTACAAAAGTAAATACTCTTCCAATAGAAATTGCAGGTAAAGTAAATACTACTCCATCAGTAGATGATGTAAAAGTTTTACCAGAATCTGCGTTTGTTACAGTGTAGTTAGCTTCTTTGTTTTCTAGATTGAATCCAGTTACGCCTGCTTCGTTAAATTTACCTTGCAGAACTGGTCCTCTAAACAATGTTTTTGCCATAGTATTATCCTCCTAGTTTTATCGAACGCAGTCTCTAGGCCGTCGACTATACTCGTCTACGTTCTGATTAATTGTATAGTGTGTTTTTTATATACTAGATTTGAGTAGAGCGCAAGAGAGCCTGTAGTGTGAATTGAATTTATTCAACGATGTAGCTTTTTATTAAGTAGCTACTGAAACTTCTGGAGCTGCACCTTCTATTTTGTTTTGCTGGTGGGCTTTTGCCGCTTCAGCAAGTTTTATATGGCTAATTACTTCTCTGACTCTTCTGTCAATTTTAACCATATTGAGAGTATATCTACCCTCTTTAAGGTGTTCCTGCTCCCACTCTAGGTCTAGACCCTTCTTCTTGTTGTAAAGAGTCTCTAGATGTTGTTGCAT